TTATCCAATGGTATGAGATGTGCGAGACGCGAGGATATTGCGTAGAGGTTCTTCGCGATGACGGGACTTGGGAGCGCCACAATATGCCAACAGTCGAGCTGAAGGCGGTTCTCGATGGGTGCTAAGTTCAGGGTTGGACGTTCCGAATCGCAAACCCTGAAGAATCTGGTTCGTTCATACAATCGCGAGGTTGTCAAGATGGAAGCCAAGCTTCCTATGCAGGTTCATCTTCCGCCTTCGGTTGACTATTGCGATATCGAATCCCGTATCCACAACAAACGTGATTATATCAGAGAGGTTAACAGTCTAAAGCGCATAAAGAATCCCAGGGCGGGAGAGGTGCATGAGCTTCCGAGCGGAACTTTGATAACAAAATATGAGTTCAATGAAACTTCAATCATGAAAAGGGCATACAATCAATCTCGCGTCGCCATGCTGAAGAAGCTGGGAATCGAGGTCGAGAAGGTCAAGGTTCCAGCGACGGCGCATCGCAAGGGCTTCGAGTATTGGAGGGGCAAAACGCCAAAGGACAGGATGGCATTGGAGGGAATGTCGAACGCCCTACCAATCGGCGCGAAGATAGATTGGGTGCCGTCTGGCGATGTTCCAGGCAAGAAAGGCCGTCCGATGACCGTGATGAATCGCGTGTACAAATATAGGATGGACGCGAGCGTTACCGCCAACAGATATTTCGATTCATACGTCAAGGCATTGCATACCGTGTTCGACCCTATGGGCATGGGAAGCGATTTGGTTAAAGAAATCGAGACGTTGATATCCGATATTAGAAAGGCGGGTATACCGCTGGAGGAGGTCTACAAGGACACTGCGGCGGCGGACATCGATGCTACGCTTTATTTCGTTTACGACCCCACGGATGATGATATCAGGACAAGGCGAATCAGGGAATATTGGAAGAATATTCGAGAAAAGTACAAGACCCAATTAGGAGGTTAGCCATGTGTCTAGGTGGTGCGCTGACTTTGAGACTATAGAGGAGCGGGACGAGGAGAAGGTGCGCGTTTGGTCTTGGTGCGCGTCTGAAATCGGGAACACCGATAATATCTATAGAGGGTTGGATATCGAATCCTTCATGCAATGGCTGAAGCATCGTCAAGGTGAGACGGTGTATTTCCACAACCTCCAATACGACGGCGGCTACATCGTGGATTGGTTGCTGAAGAATGGATGGGAATGGCGGAAAGACAACCAGGATTTCGTTCCAGGCGTTTTCACTTCGCTGATTTCGGACATGAACGTATGGTATTGCCTGAAGCTATATTGGGGAGGGAAGCCAGTCGAAATCTTAGACAGTCTGAAGGTCATTCCGCTGAAGATATCGGCCATTCCGAAAGCGTTCGGATTGCCTATTGCCAAAGGGGAAATAGATTACAAGAGGTATCGCGAGGTAGGATACGAGCCGACCCCAGAGGAGTGGGACTACATCGACCATGACGTGAGAATCGACGCGATGGCGATGGATGTTATGTTGGAGCAGGGCTTGACGAAGATGACTGCTGGTTCAAACGCGCTCCATACATACATAGACATGATGGGCGGCAAGAAGCGTTTTCGCAAGGTGTTCCCAATAATCGAATGCGATGCGGAGCTTCGTCAGGCATATCGCGGAGGATTCACCTATGCGTCCGACAAATACAAGGGTCGCTGCATAGGCCATGGAATAGGGTTCGATGTCAATTCGCTGTATCCGTCCGTGATGGCGGCTACCGATGGGCAATTGCTGCCGTTCGGCGAGCCAATACATTACGACGGCGAATACGAGACTGACGAGCTTTATCCGCTGTTCATACAGAGAGTTAGGGTTTCGTTCAGGGTCAAGACAGACCACATTCCAACAATCCAAATCCACAAATCGCCGTTACACAATCCACGAGAGTATGCCAAGGATTCCAAAGGCATCGTTGAATTGACGTTGACGAGCGTAGATTTGGAGCTGATGTTCCAGCAATACGAAATCGATTTCTACGAGCCGTTGGATGGATGGAAGTTCAGGGCTTCAAGGACGCTGTTCAAGAAGTACGTTGAGTATTGGAACGAAGTCAAGATGAAGTCGAGGGCTGAAGGAAACGAGGGCATGGCAACCATAGCCAAGCTGATGTTGAATTCTCTTTACGGCAAGTTCGCCACTAAAACTGTGGCGGCTTCCAAGCAGCCCGTCCTAGACGAGACGGGAAAGGTCAAATACGTGCTTCTCCCAGAGGAGACGAAGGAGAGCGTGTACCTGCCAGTAGGATGCTTCATCACGGCATGGGCGCGATACAAGACCATCAACGCTTGCCAGGCGAACTACGACCGTTTCGCGTACTGCGACACGGATTCGTGCAAGCTGGTCGGATTCTCCAAGCCAGTAGGCATGGAGATAGACCCGCTGAAGCTCGGGGCGTGGAAGTTCGAGAGCGTCTACGAAGAACAGAAATACCTCGGAGCGAAGTGCTACATGTGCCAGGAGCTTGATTGGTCGGTGGACGACAGGAAGCCGTCAATCCATGTTGCGGGAATGCCCGATTCATGTCATAAATACGTCACGTTCGACAACTTCAAGGTAGGAAGCAGCTACCCAGGCAAGCTGAAGCGCAAGACAGTAAACGGCGGCGTTCTGCTTGTCGAGGGAGAGCACACAATCAAGGAAAGGATGTTCTGATGGCATACAAAGATACCAAATTCGAGGACGTTACCCAGGAAATCTGGGAGAGCGTCGCAGGAATAGCCGACGAGAAGGAGATGATTGAAGCAACGTCCGCCGAATCGCTGGCAGACATGGAGAACCAGCGCGACGAGGCAATCCAACGTGCAGTCGATGCCGAAGCTTCGCTGAAGGAGCAGAAGCAAAAGTACGTCGATGCTTTCTTCGCTAGCAACAAGCAGGCCGATGTTAAAGAACCAGTGGACAACAAGCCCAAAGTGTCGTATCCTACCACGATGAAGGATATCGACGCGCTGTTCGAGAAAGGAAACTAACATGGCAGGACAGGCAACAGTTAAGAAAGTCATGAAAACCCTTGGCACCGAGGGCACGAAGGGCATCGTAAACCAGGCGGTAAATGCTAATCCAGAACTGGCGCATGCTCTAGTTGACAATGACGTTGCGACATACGCTGTTGGAGAGGGTTCCAACGAAGTTCTCATTTATGATGACAACGATTCAATCATCAGAATCGGCCAAATCATCACGAACTATCAGCCGTACATGAACACGTTCGTTCCCGCACTGGTCAACCAAATCGGCATGGTCGCGATTGAGCGCATGATGTGGATGAACAAATGGTCGAAGTTCTACCAAGGCCAGTACGAGGGAGCAGGTTCGACCGTTCAGGAAATCTTCGTGGATATCTGCGACCCGCACTCTTACAATCCTTCCACGGCGGAAGAGGAGCTGTTCAAGCGTGAGCTTCCCAACCTTATGAGCGCATACCACATGCTCGATTTCCAGAAGTTCTACAAGGTTACCGTTGAACGTCGTTCCGTTCGCCAGGCGTTCTATGCGTGGGCTAAGGTCAATGACCTCATTGCAAACATTCTCGCGCAGATGTGGGTAGCCTTGGAGTACGACGTGTACCAAACCTGGAAGTACATGACCGCAAAATACATCGCAGGCGGCCATATGGCGCAGGTATCTATTCCCGTGCAGGATGGTTCCAAGGAAGCCGCCGACGGTGCGCTCAAGATGGTTAAGGAATACTCCACGTATCTCGACAATCCGTCCCGCAAGTTCAATGCGGCTGGCGTGATGAACGTCGTGGACAAATCCGAGCAGCAGGTTATCATCAACGCCAAGGCCAACGCCGATATTTCCGTCGAGACTTGGGCGCAGGCGTTCAACCTCCCCTATGCGCAGTTCATGGGCAACGTGACCGAAATCGATTCTTTCTCGAATCTCGACGAGCAGCGTCTAGCGCTGATTTTCGAGAACGATGACAACTTCAAACAGCTTACTTCAGACGAGAAGAAGATTATCGACGCAACGCCTATCATCGTTTTCGGGCCAAAGTTCTTCCAGATTTATACCTATGACCGTTGGACTGATAACGTTTACAACGCGCAGGGCGCATATACCAACGAGCTGCTTCACAACTGGGTGATTTTCTCCATCAGCCCGTTCGAGCAGGCAATCGCGTTCACGTCGGCTGAATCCACGGTCACTGGCGTTACGGTCTCCCCAACCTCAGCCAACGTCTCGGCTGGGCAGGATATTACGCTCACTGCCACCGTCGCTGGCTCGGGAATTTACTCCCGAAACGTTCAATGGACTATGGAGGGCGCGACCAAGAGCGGCACCGTTCTCACGGGCAACCGTCTACATGTAGCGTCCGACGAGCCGTCCGCAACGGCAATCAAGGTCACCGCGACTTCGCTTCAGGATTCGTCAAAGAAAGCGACCGCGACCATTACCGTTTCCTAATAGCGTAAATACGAAAGCCCGTCCTGAATTGGGCGGGCTTTTCTTATAGAAGGAGGGTTTTATGGCGAACACCAAAGTTCGCATAGGCTGGGTACCATGGTGCGCCGACGTTAACCATCGCCGCTATTTCGGCAGCGCGTCGGAGCAGCAATCGTGGATGGCTTCTCATCTAACGACGTTTTCTGCTGATGACTTCACATACCAGCGCGAAAACATGACGATGGACGTTCCGCTGAATTTTGAGCAGCTTACGGGCTGCAACTACGTCGCATACCAGAATGCCGACTATGGAAGCAAATGGTATTATGCTTTCATCACATCTATGCAATACAAGGCAAAAGAAACGACCACGCTGTCATTGCAGACCGATTACTTGGAGACGTGGCTTTTCGATTTCGGTTGGGAAGCCGCATTCGTCGAGCGCGAAATAGTCACGTCTGACGGCATCGGCGAGCACACAATGAGCGAGGGATTGGATGTGGGCAACTATATTCAGACAAATAGCGACCAGAATCCCCCCGAGGGAATTTCTCTTTCAAATATGTACGCAGTGGTTATGACAACCATGTATCCAAAGACGGATATCGCGGGAGGAGCAGTAGAGTTGGCGATACCCGTTGGAGGAGACAGGTACAACGGAGTGTATTCGGGCGCGTCCCTTTTAGCGTTCCCGAACACGGCGGAATTTCAATGGTTCACTAAGGAAATGACGGAGCTTGGTGCCGCTGACGCGATTATCGGCGCGTTCATGGTGCCGAAAGGTATGGTTGACGAGGGATACGGCGTTACGCCGTGCGATAACGGCCATGGAGTGTGGATAAACAGCGGTGAGATGGCATACACGGCGGAGAAGAAATACTCCGTCAACTGCTCAGACATCGATGGGTACGTTCCGAAGAACAACAAGCTGTTCACGTATCCATATAACGTTGTGTGTTTGAGCGACACTAACAATGAGCTGGAATTGATGCCAGAGCGCTTTCAATCCGTGAACGGGTCGAGAGGAAGCAAGGAGGTATCGTTCGGCTGGTACATGGTGTGCGAACAGAACTCAGGCATGATGGCATCACCTAACAAATACAATGGCGTTTCGCCCAACTACGAATATGCCATCGTGACGAGCGGATGGCCGCAGGTGAATTGGAACGTTGACGCTTTCTCGCAATACATGACATCAAGCTTCATAGGGTCGCTGTCGAATACCGCTGGAACAATCGCGATGATGATTCCGCAGATGCGAATCGCTGGTATGGCTGGACAAATCAGCAAGGCAATCAGCGCAGGAACGGTTGCTTCGGCGGCTACGCAGATGACGGGTGGGTTGACGGAAGCTGCGTTGAGACCGAATCAGCTCAAAGGCGGTTCCACTAGCAATCTAAAGCAGGGAATGCGCATTGGGCTTCCCTACGTTTACCAGAAGCAATGCAAGGCCGATATCGCCAAGGCCATCGATGACCACTTCACCGTCTACGGCTACTGCATCGAGCAGGTAAAGGTTCCCGCTCGAACTGGCCGACCGTGTTGGAACTACGTGCAGACCCGGCACGCCGACTTCAACGGCAAGGTGCCAGAGTACGCCATGGATGCCATCAACAGAATGCACGACGAGGGCATATGGTATTGGCATGTAGACGATGTCGGCAATTTCGGATTGGACAACTCTCTCTAAGGAGGAATCATGGGAGCAATCCCCAATGGGAACATAGGAGTTGGAAGCTGGTTCTTCAGCACAGGGTACGCGCCGCTTTGCGCGAACATGGCTTCGCATTGGCGCACGATGGAGCGCAAGAAGTCGCAGGACGGCGACCCGTTCGCATACGAGGAAATCGACCCAGCGGCCATGTTCTCCATCACGAAGAACTACTTCATGCAGAAAATGCTGATGCAGCTTATTACGCGCTACGAGTGGAAGAACCTTCCAGAAGGAATAGACCCGCTATATCTCGAATACCTTCTAGCGACGAGCGGCAGCGCGGTTCTCTTCAAGGACGATGCGCTTAAGGATGACGTGCAGTCGCGAGCGCCAGAAGGATTCGCCGTAATGCCCGTCAATTCCAAGAACGATAAGATGGACATCTACTTCATGCCGACCGAGCCGATGGCCTACAATCCCGTAGAGGGAAAGAATTACGCGCTAGACGATACGAATTCAGTTGTGATTCTCGACAACAGGCTTAGGATTCCGCTTCTGTCCTATGTCGAGATGTTCGCAGAGCGAATGACCATGTATCAGATGACAATCGATACCAATGTCAAGCAGCAGCAGGTCGCGAAGGTGTTCAAGTTCCCCGAGAAGCAGAAAATGAGCGGATTCAAGCTCATTCGACAGATGTTCAGCGGGCGAATCTGGACTGCCGCAGCAGATTCCACAGACATCGGATTCATGGACACGGTGGATTTCACTACACCGTATATAGCCAACGAGGTCATGCTTACACAGAACAAATATTGGAACGAATGGCTTACCTTCATCGGCATCGAGAACACGAACGACGATAAGAAGGAACGCCAAATCACGAGCGAAATCATGTCGAATCTTGGAGAAACGATGATTCAGCGCGAAATCTGCCTGGCATCGCGTAAGATGGCAGTCGAAAGCGCGAACGCCAAATGGGGTTTGGACATCGAGGTTGAATTCAGGGAGGTGGACTATGGAGTTTCAGCAGATGCTGGCGCAGATGAAGGCTAACCGCCGATTGAGGATGCGCCGCAAGACGTGGAGGAATGACGCTATCGGCATCGAGGATGGCGTGCTCACTTTCTATAAGAAGGGCGAGCCGCTCATGCCGTATATGCCGACTAATGAGGAGCTTATGGAAGCTGACGATTGGAAGGTGGCGGAATGACCAAGGACGAAGCCATTGCGGCCATCGAAGCTGGGAAGAAGGTAACCCATACGCTTTGGGACGAGGATTCGGTAACAGACTTGAAGCCTATGGTTTATATCAACGAAATAGATTACAAGCTGGTCATTGATTACGGAGGGGATTTCATCGAGGAATTCTCTTACGAGAACATGACTTCGCCAGTAGGATGGGAGCTGGTGTAGATGGCTCAAGACACTATTCAGTTAAGGACTTTCGTTACCCAATGGGTCAAGGATGCTGGATTTTATAACCCAGCCATGCCAGAATGGAAACAGGATTTCTCACCCGCATACGCGCGGTTGGGATTGGACGAGTATCCGATTTACGACGAATCCAAAAGGAGACAGCTAAACGACAAGTTCATCCGCCACTATTGGATGCGCGAAATCGGCTGCGAGACCGTTGGTCACTTCTGCCTTTGGTGCTCGAACACGTTCAACGAGATTATGCCGTACTACAACAAGATGTATGAGACAGAGCTTTTGAACGTTGAGCACCTTCTAGGTATCAAGCGTCACAAGGTTGTAGACATGCTGCGCGATTTCGACGAAAGCTCAAGCGGCAACGGAAGCGCGGACACGTCTACGTCATCCACTGGGAAGTCTACCAACAAATTCTCGGACACTCCGCAGGATGAATTGTTCGTGTCGAAGGTCGATGCTGGTGATTACCTCACCAACCTCACCATCGAGGACACGGCGGACGATACAACGGTGGGCACCAAATCGAAAAGCGATGGAACCATCAAGCGGGACGAGACGAACAAGGACACGACGGACGAGTTCGTGACAGACCCGCGCTATTACCAAGCTTTCCTCGATTTGAGCGAGAAGGTTCTCAATCTCGACATGCAGGTAATCAACAATGTTCAGGTGCAGGGGCTGTTCATGCAGGTTTGGAGCTAGACATGCAAGATTTGGGAAATCCTAATTTCTTCAAGATTTTCCAGGGCAAGGGAGAGGTCGCGTTGCACGACGGTGTGACTTCCACCAACCCCGGGGTTATGTTGTCGTTGACGAACGAGCTTCAATTCCTGGGAGATTATGATGTTGGGGAAGATGGGTTTTTGGGCGTACTGCCTGAAGGGTATCGCCCTGGCTCGAAGCTGATAGTTCCCGTGGTCGCTGTTGAAGGGTCGGTATCTAGGGTGACGATGCTGTATGTCATGGATGACGGAACTTTGTCCAGCTACCCTAATTCATCGATTAAAACCAACGGCATCGTGGTAAACTTATCGGGAAATTGGTATTAGAGAAAGGAGAGGTCATGGCAGACGAACCTTGCGCCAAGTCAATCGATTGGCTATACAACTGGTGCGCTGGGCTTATTCCATCAGTATATGACGAATCATTGTCATATTACGAGCAGATTGCCAAGGTGTTGAGCGTTCTCGAAGAGGTAATCAAGCATCTTGGCGAGACCGACGCAAACGCCGAAGAGCTGAAACGGCTCTATTATTCGCTGAAAGAGCAGTTCGATGAATTCGTCGATGGCGGTTTCGAGGAATACTACGAAGCGCTGCTAAGGGCTTGGATTGACGAGAACGCCCCGTCAATCGTAAAAGACATGCTGTTGACAGGTGTATTCTTCGGGTTGACTTCAGACGGATATTTCTGCGCCTACAAACCTTCCACATGGGAGGATGTGCAATTCGACACTGGCGCGATTTACGGCACAGAGGAATATGGGCGATTGATTCTTCGATGCGAAGTAAACGGCCATGGTGTCATCAACAATACGGGCTATGATGCTTCCGTCATGTCCGACACGATTGATTCTAGGTTCAAGGCAATCGCTGGAAATTTGTAGTAAACTTGCCAGGAGATTGGTACTAAAGAAAGGGTAAACCATGGCAATCGACAAAAACACAATGGATGTAATCAAGGCGGTCGTTGCGCAGGAATTGCAGAAAGCGACTTCCTTGAAAGATGCAGCGCAGGGAATCGCCAAGGGCGTTACCCAATACGTCGGAGCACGATACGTGCCGCTGTTCGCAAACCCCGCGCAATGGTCGAGCGAGCGTGAATATGAGCCGCTGACTATCGTTCTCCACCAGGGCAATTCGTTCACATCTATGCAATACGTACCTGTTGGTATCGATATCACCAATGAGGAATTCTGGGCGGAGACTGGAAACTACAACGCGCAGATTGAGCAGTACCGCCAAGAGGTAAGGGAATACTCTAAGAAAGTAACGACTATAGAAAATACCCAAACTCAACAAGGAGCGACAATCGAGACCCTTAAATCGACGACCGAGAATCTTGGCAATTCTGTTAATGCGCTGAATACTAAGGTAGAAACCCAAGGCAATATGATTAACACCCTCGATGGCCGAGTAGGCGCATTGGATACAGCCGTTGATGGCATCAAGGCATCGGACAAGCGAAAATTGATTGCTGACAGGATTTCCAACGCCGATGGAAAGTTCCGAGCGCATATTGCATCTGATGAAGAGTGGCAAGGTGGTTGCCCAGTAGGAGATAAATACTACGCTGTTTATTACAATAGCCCGACCAAATCCCGCGTGGCGCTGTTCAACGTCGAAACTGGCGACACTGTTACGACCATTGACCTTGGAGACCCGTCATTCAAAGGCAACAATATGAGCTATTACAATGGAGAGCTTATTTGTTCTGGTTCTTCCAAAACGTCGAGGGGTAATTTGATTTACTTCTTGAAAGTGAATGGTGGAAATCTTTCCCTTGCCAGGACTATCGACAGCAGCCAATTCGGCATGGATGAAGCATGTTGGGGATTCGGACACTATAAGGATGACGACGAGCATTATTATTGGGCGACCGAATACTTGACGCAATTCTATTACGTCAACAAGTCTTGCACCAAGAAAACGCTTATCGGCTCTGTTGAATTGCCTAACAACACCGCATATTCTAATTCAATGCAGCAGGCAATGAGCTACAACAAGGAATACGACGTATTCATTTCTAGTCGCTCGAATTGCTTCAATCTGTATGACGGAGAATTGCATTACATCAAAACCGTGCCTATCGCCGATACGCTCAATTGCATTTGGCGAGAAGAAATCGAGCAGGTGACTTTGTATGATGGCAAAATCTGGATGCACAACAACCCGTTGATTCGTAATTATTCGACGTATGTTTCTCCCGCCGTATGGAGCGTGGAGCTGCAAGGGCAAATGTCCCAGGGCTACCCGACTGGTGGCTGGAATGCACCTGTTGCCATCGTATTCGACAATCAGACAGAAATCCCAAAGGTCGAGGAAGGAAACCCGATTACCACTGTTACCGTTGGCAATACGGTCGACGTTGGTGCGGCTATGACGGAATTGGGTGATTCTACTCCGCTTTTCCGTCTTAGCTTTCTAGCTTCAACTCCGTATATCATCTTCCTTCCGAAATACGCAGAAGTGAATCTCAATGGAAAAACGGTAGGTGGATTTGAAGTACGCGGCGGCGCGACATTCTATGCAGCGGACGCTGCATTCCACAATCTCGCGAATGCGAAGCAGGCAGCGTTGTTCCGAGCCGTTGGCGCACCGCTCACGCTCTATACAGAGATTACGAGCGATATCACGACAGGAGGACATAGGTTGGTGGATATGTATGGTGGCGTTCTTTGCTTGCGCAATCAGAATTCCTTGAATAACCTAAAGAGCATTCAGCCTAATGTTGCAGACCGCTCATTCGGGGTAGTGGTTATCGAATAATGATGCGCTTCATCGACATATCTAACTGGCAGGGAGATATCAATCTCCCTGCCCTTCTCCCCAATATTGACGGCGTTGTATGCAAGGCAACCGAGGGCGTGACGTTCGTTGACACGTACTGCGAAAGCTGGATACAGCAATGCATCAATGCAGGAAAGCCCTGGGGCTTCTACCATTTCGCTGGCAGTGGCAGCGCTAGCGAGGAAGCGACATTCTTTGTCCGCAACTGCCAAGGGTATTTCCACAATGGAATACCTATCCTCGACTGGGAGGGAAACCAGAACGTTGTATGGGTGAACGCTTTCGTGGACAAGGTTCATGAGTCCACTGGCGTTTGGCCATGGATATACGCCAACCCCTGGCGATTCAACCGGGGCGGAGTTGAACCGAACTGCGCAAGATGGGTGGCGGAGTACCCAGCTGTTACCTCCCCGAGTTTTGATATGGCCGAAAGCTGGGAATGCCCTGAAGCAGAAGGCAATGTTGTTGCCTGGCAATTCTGCTCGGATGGACGCGTGAGCGGGTACAATGGAAACCTTGACTGCTCTCTGTTCTATGGAACCGAGAAGCAATGGATGGCTTATGCATTGGGCGGAAATACTGCATCTGACGATGGTAGCGATAACCCTAGCCTTGATTCTGATATATCAGTGCTAGAGAATGACGAATACAAAATCTCGATTGAAAGGAAAAAGTGATGGATTTGAGCTTCCCTTTATTGGGGATTACTGATGCTATGGCATGGGCTATTATCGCTTGCATATGCTTGATGGTGTTCGATATAATCAGCGGTTTCATTGCTGCTATTAAGAACCGTGAAGTATCTTCAACGAAGATGCGAGAAGGGCTTTTCCATAAATGCTCTCTCGTCATGTGCATTGTACTGGCATGGTGCATAGAAATGTTCGTCATGCATGTGCCTGATTTAGGATTCAACGTTCCCCTTGTTATTCCAGCTTGCGTATTGATATTCGCCATGGAAGTCGTGAGCATTTTGGAGAACATCATTAAAATCAATCCCGATTTAGAAAATGAAGAGATTGTGAAGCTATTTACTAACGCAAAGAATTAGGGGATAATAGTCCCATCGGGACTTGAAGTTACCGTGCAAGTACCATTATCCGATGCTCACCCTGATAAGGTGCGGAGTGGTTTTCTGGGTAGCACCATGAGCCGCACGCCTTCAACAATCCTGGTAACGGTAGCCCGTCCTGCAACGCTATGTTTTGATTTACATCCTCACATGGCGCGGGCGGGCTATTTCATATTCAGGAGGACACATGAAACCTAACTTTCAAAAATACTGGGACATAAATGTCCCTAAATCATATAACTGCCTGTTCAATTTCATATGTGGTGGTCGAGGAACAGGCAAGTCGTTCGGTGCCAAATATGATTTCGCAAAGCAATTCATCAAAAATGGAAGCCAATTCACATATTTGCGCCGAACAAAGGAGGAGCTTAAAAAGCTCACTACGCAGCGAGACGGCCAATTTTGGGACGATATCTCGCCATTCATGAGCAACAGGGAGTTCAAAGTTGAATCGGACAAACTATTCATCGATAAAGAGATAGGTGGTTACGCCCATTCGCTAACTACGGCGATGAAATTGAAATCAACGCCATTTCCAGGTGTTACCGATATTCTTTTCGACGAGTTCATTATTGACGAGCGAGGTATAGGAGCACCGCATTACTTATTCGACGAAGTAACAAAGTTCTTCGAGTATTACGAGACTATAGCGCGTGAGAGAGATGTTCGAGTTTGGTTTCTAGCAAACGCACTATCAACGAACAACCCGTATTTCGATGAATTCGGATTGACATTGCCAGAACCAGGCAAAATCAAGGTATTTCGCAATAAGGATGTGCTCATTCAAAATGTTGTATCACCAGAAGTCGCGGCATCGAAAATGCAAAGTCGATTCTATTCACATGTTGTTGGGGATAGTCGCTATCGCGATTATGCTATTCAAAATAAAACTCTATTGGATGATGACACGTTTATTGCAAAGAAGCCTAAGAACGCGAAAATGAAGTTCGTGCTATGGTTCCATGAGAAGCCTATCGGGGTGTGGTTCGACCCTAAGTACAACACGTTCTATTGCTCACCGAACTATGACCCAAATTGCGAAATACAGTATTCGGCAACGACGCAAGACCATCAACCGAACAGGCTCATTCTTTCGGGGCAATTCCAAGGAGCTGGAATACGCTTATTCAAGGCTGCTTATGAATGCGGAAATATGCGATTCGAGAACCAAAAAATCAAAGGTTGGGTGCGAGACATTATGAGGTGGACGCGATGACAACTGTTAAGATTGAAGCAACTAAAGTCGATGGAAGCATATGTTCCTATATCGGAACGATTGGAACAGATGGGTGGATTTATTTCAACGACTTTGATTTCTATAGATTTCAGCCAAAGGGAACATGGGAGGATACACAGCAAATACGCAATCGAACCCGTTCAAGTTGGTGTAAAACTCACATCTTCAATAAGCTGTCAAGCTCGAATATAAACAGTGGTGGCGGAAGCGTAGCACCAGACCCAAAGGTTGAAAAAATGGTTAATTATGCTATTGATATAGCAAACGACGATTCACATGGTTATGATTGGGGCAGTCGATGGGGGCCAGACTATGACTGTAGCTCGCTGCTGTTATACTCTGCTAAAAAAGCAGGATTCAATGTATATAGTTCTTCGCCATACGGAAACACACAAACAATGGTTCAACAATTCACGAATGCTGGATGGACATGGCATAGTGGAATGGGTAATAGCGTTGATGAATTGCAACGTGGCGATATTCTACTAAACATAAATGCGCATACTGAAATGTATATTGGAAACCAACAAAACGTTGGTGCTCATATTAATGAACTGGGCGACGTCTATGGTGGGCGTACTGGTGACCAAACTGGAAAAGAGATTTGTGTTGATGCATGGTATAGCTATCCGTGGAATGGTGTTCTTCGATATGGTGGATAAAAGAAAGGAACTGTAATGTGGGCGCTTTGGGGTTTTATCATTGGTAGCATTGTAACTATGGTTCTGTGCGGACTTGCAGGTGCTGTATACGCAGAGATGAAGTTCAACAAGACTATGGAGCTATGGTATAACGATTGGCATAGTCAGAACGATGTTTTATGGACAAACATTGAAGATGAAGATTTTAAGTGAGATTGTGATAAAATAAGATTACTGACGGTGTTGTAAAGTCAACCTGGTAAGCCCTCACCGTCAGATGTATCCGTTTAGAACCCGTCTTAAGTGGCGGGTTCTTTTGTATTTATAGGAGTGTTGTAAGATGAGTGATATAGAGAGTGTTAAGTGTGATGACGATGTAGAGAAGGTGCAAAAACAATTAAGACCAAACTGGGGGGA